GGTCGCCTTCGCCTTCTTAAGAGTGGCGAGTTCGACCTTCTTGCTGGACGTCATTGTGGGCTTGGCAGCCGACCCGGCCTTGACGAGCGGGCGCGGCTTGAGCTGGAGAAGCTTTGGATTGGGCTTCTTACCAGTCTTTACTGCCATGAGCTTGCGGTACTTGGCAGCGTCGATCAGCACCATCAACTGGCGATGGTCGATGACCGCAGCCAACTCCTCCTGGGAGAAGTTGTAGTACTTCGAAGCCTCAGCGATATCCTGCATTATCTGCTTGGACTTCTCGGGGTGAGTAATGTCCGGGACTTTGCGAGCGAGTTCCTGGGCCTGAGAAGCAGCGAACTCCTGCATCTGGAGGACCTCAAGCTGAGCCTTCTGCTCTTCGATGCGCTTGGTCTCTTCGTCGAGCTTCCGGCGACGATCCTCAGCTTCGCGAGCCTTGTCGCGCTCCAGAAGATATTTACCCGGATCCTTGACGCGAAGCTCTTCCCAATTGATCTGGGGTTGAGCCTGTTCCTTGAGGATCTTGTCGAGTTCCTGGAGGCGGTTGGACTGCTCCGTAAGGGTCTTGTAGAGCGCGTTACCGACATTTAGGACCTTGGCCTTGGTCTCCGTGACTTCCTGCAGACGGCTCTCAATGGCCATTTCGCCGGAGTACTTGGCCTTAAGGTCCTTGAGCTTGACAGATTTGGTCTCGCCGTCGACAACGACTTCGATTTCGACCTCATCAATGTCTTCTACTTCACCGGACTCTTCGTCAGAGCCTTCTTCTTCCTCAGAAGCTTCCTCTTCCTCGCCAGAAACCTCTTCGTCAGTGGACTCTTCGTCCTGAGCAAGGTCAGAAGTATCCTGCTCATCATTCTCCTCTGCCTCCTCAGCGTCATCAGCCGGGGGCTTGGCAGGTTCGCCCTTCGAATTGATCAGCATGGACTTGGCGATGCTGTCCATGTCGTCGTTTGGGATACCAAGGTCAGCCATTAGGTCATCATCCTTACATCGTTGGCGATCTTGACGAGCTGTCCTTGCAGCCTCGTGATCGCTTTTGCATCGTGGAACAGTCGGTCGCGCTCTTCTTCCTTTTCGGTGTTGAGCATCGCGACTGCGATTTCACTCCTTATGGCGTCGATCATGCTGGGAAACAGTGGGTTATCCACTATCTCTTTGATCAACACCTTCCTTCTGAACTCCAAGTCGTCCATGATCAGTCCACGATCATCCAATCGGTTGCGAGAAGGTCAGTCTGGGAGCAGAGCCAAGGGACCCTACCACCATCGACCGTATTCATAAACACGTAGGGCATGGTCATCTTAGAATAAGAATCAGGGACCTGGAGTTCCAGAGACATTCCCTTACCGTTCCAACCACGACGAGCCACTTTCATTCCTTCACGGAGGTTAGAAACTGCTTCACCAATGTTCATTGAAGTTTTTCCCTAGGGGCGTCGACCTTCGCCTCTGTTTCGTTGACTTTCTGTTCTGAAAGCGAGACTTCCTTGGTCTTGATGGCGAAGTCCATATCCATCTTATCTCTCTCGCGGTCGTCTTCGAGGTAGATTTTCGTCATATCAAGGGCTTGCTTGCGCGCGACCTCTTCAACCTTTGCCTGGAGCTTCTGGATCTCCGAAGTATACTTCTGCTGCATAGCAGCCATATCGGTCTGGTATTTGAGCATGTTCTTCTGCTGCTCAACCTTGATCATGTCTACCATGGCCTTCGCCTGGCCCATCTGAGCTTGCATCATGGCCTTCTGAGCCTGTTGCTGCTCCTGTGAAGCGGCGTTAGCAGCCTGATCCATCTGTGCGAGGGCTTCCGGCTCCACATACGGGAAGTAATCCTGGAAATTGTGGATCCCTGAGAGCCTCATGAACGAACGGAGGGTATGGCGAACGTTCGCCCAGCCGCAGATTGGGTTGGCGGCACCAAACTTTTCAACAATCGCTTGCTGGATCGGCAGAATAGCTCCTAGTGCGGCCTTCTTCTCTTCGATCTGGCCAGATCCCATACCGATATTGCAGCGAACGCTTACTTGGTCGTGCCACCAAGAGGGGTTCACGTTCACGAAGCCTTCCATCGTCGGGACGGTCTGAGAACGCTTCACGTGGTGAATTGCGCAGCGCAGGATGCACATGAAGATGGACTTGATGCCCGTCTCGCCAATGTTCCTGATGATCATTTCTAGACGGGCATCCGCCCCTTGCACAGCCGCCGCCGCAGCTACGCGAGAAGTGGATTGAAGCACATCGGTGTCAAGTCCTTGGGATAGTCGGGTCACGCCCGAGCGCTGTTCGGAGACTGATTCCAAGTGCTGCAACACCGGGAGCGTCTGACCAGCGACGAACGGCGTAACCAGCTCGTTGATCTGCCCGGTCTGCTTGACTCGAATGATAGCGCCGATTTCGCCATTCTTGACGTCATCGAGGTTCACGACCTGCTCGTTTACTTCCGTGCGGGGCGAGTTCACCATCGCGGCGTTATCGATGATCGAGCGAAGGAGCGCGGTCTGCGCGTCCTGATCCTGGATAAGGTCTTCGGCCATCGAAATGGGGTGGAAGACGTGCGGCTGGATATCAGCCTTGAACACCGCGAATTTGCGGAAGTTTACTGGCTCGTCCGATAGGATCTTGTACTTGGTGCCGACAGCGCAGATGTAGCGAAGTTCAGCGATACCGTCTCCGTCCGCGTCCACGCGTACGAAGGCCTGGGTAAAGAGGACTTCCCGCGAGGTGGGATCCTTTGGGGTTTCGGTATCTTCGTTGTCTTCGCGGTCCTTACGGAGCGAATCCTCGTCATCCTCTTCCTCAGCATCCGCATCCTTGATATCGGAGTACTTGAAACCCTTCTCAAGAATGTCGTAGATTTTCGTGTTGCGCGACCAAGCGCTCAGACGGCACGTTTCGATGCTTGTAGCGTCAGCGTCGACGATAAATTCCTCCGGGGGGATTGCCTGGAGGGTCCACTTGGTCCTCGTAGACTTGCTCGTAGCCACGACTTCCTCTTCCGAGGCTTCCGTGATCATCCCGTCGACCATTTCAGATGCTTCGTCGACCGTCGCGCCGTTCTTGAGAGCATAGTTGCTGTGAACGGGGACTTCAATATCTTCAACGTCGACCATCACAACGCCGATTCGGGCCTTGAGGGCGTCCGTAGTACCCTCGATCAACGCTTCGTAGCCACCATTCTTCCAGAAGACGCTGTTGCAATATATCGTAGCGTCCGTGCAGAGCTTTTCGTCTTCCTCAGCATCGCTCGTGAACTGCGCAATGGTGTCGTCGGAAGTATAGACGCGGGCAGCGGAGGCCAGGACGGATTTCAGACCATCGCGAACCTTCGTTACAATGACCTGCGAGCGCCCCTTGGTGATCTTGAGGCGGGTCTTGCCCTGGAAGTACTGGTCAGCGAGTTCTCGCTTGTCTGACAGCTCGCTCTCGTTGAAGTCCTTCCCGGTCTCCATAAGGACACGAACGACCGTTTCCAGGTCCTCGCGAGACATTGGAGCGAGGGCGTCTGGATCTTTAGCGGCCTTATCGACCTTTTGGGTGCTCTCAAACATATGTGCCGTCGCTCGTCCTGCTTATCGGGGTTTTCCAATCCGTGCTGGCCTTCGACATGAACGCTTGCATGGGGTTCGTGAATGCGAAGGTAAGCACGAAGGCGTCAGCAACGTCTGGAGAACGCAGCCCACGGCGCTTCATCTGGTCTTTGGATTCCACTTGGATCTTTCCCGCGCTCGTGAAGCCCTTCCGGATGCTCACGAGTTCGTTCACAAGCCTCTCGTTGTTCGGGATAACGCATTCCCGGCTCTCTAGCCAGACTTTGGCGTTCCACCAGAGTTCGTCGCGTTGCCTATGAACAAGCTCTGAAAGCAGAGCAGGGTTCTCGGAGACGTTGATACCAACGACAGGTAGGCCGAGTTCAAAGAGACGATCGACAACTCCCGCCCCGATACCAATAGAGTCCACGTAGATGGATTCTGGTCGTTCCTTCTCGATAGTCCCATCATATTCGGCTTTGATCCTCCCGGCGAGCTGCATTGTGTCCAGCTTTGACCAGACCTTGGGCTCTTCGACCACGCCACGCGGGAAACGCTTTACTAAGCAGCTTGTGTCGTTCCCGTAACGCGCAACGTCCAACCCCCATATGGCGTTCTTCCTCGTCACTTGCACTTCGCGGTTGATCGCGGAGCTTACAATGTCGAACGCGATCAGTGAATCCTGGTCTTCGTTGGGCGGCAACCCGAGTACGCGTACGCGGTAAACATCGGAATCCTCGCCGTAGTCCCGCTTCATATCTTCGATGAACTTCCGGGACACCTGCTTCGCCTCGAGGCAACTCACGGTGCGCGTCCAGAAACCCGAACCGTGCCGGAACGCCTTCGCGAAGAACCCGGAGGTGGTTGTCGGGTTCCCTGTAAGCACCATCTTCGCGCCTTCGGTGGAGCCAGCGCCAGCAGCGACCTGGAAGATCACGTCGTCAACGCCCGCCGCCTCGTCGATCAAGAACATGATGTTCTCAGAGTGGAACCCCTGCAGCGCGTCGGGCTGTTCTCTACGCGCGGTACGGGCAGAAGCGAAGCTCTCCATGTTTCCGCCCATTAGCGAAATGCGATCGGAGATTATGTCGTACTGACTCTGCAGCGCTTCCGGCATCTTGCGAATCCACATCCGCACTTCCGCCCACAGGACGTCGAACATCGTGTTCGCAGACGGGGCGGTGCAAGGGATTTTCGCCGGGTAGCGCGTCGTGAGAAACCAGATCAGCGACCACGCCAGGAACGTGGATTTACCCACGCCGTGCCCAGACCGGATAGCGATGCGGTCATTAGTAACCAAAGCTTGAAGCGCTTCAGCCTGCCAGACGTCGGGCTCCGCATTGAACATTTCCTTTACGAATAGGACTGGATCGTTCCGCCATATGTGGATACGTGTGGCTACCTGATCAAGCATCAGTAGCCTCGCGAGAAAAATGAGGGGCCTGGGTGTTGCGCCCCTCAAGTTGCCTCTCTGGAATAATGGGAGGGACGTCCAG